CAGGACGCGCCGCTGCATGGGGTTTGCGCTGTCGGTCTGTCCGACGGCTGTCGCCAGCGGTTGGCGTGCCAGGTACTCTTCGTTATCGTCCAGGTCGGATGCTGTGACGTTGTCCAGCACCTCGTCCTCGTCGTAGCCCATCGCAATCAGTTCAGCGACAGTCGCCATCTTCCGGTGCGCGATCAGGCTGCAATCGTCAAATGACCGCGCACGACGGTCAATCAGCAACTCCTCGGGCGGCACTGCCATGATCTTGATGCGGCCGTCCTTGGTGACGCGCTTGATTTGCACGTCGTGCAGCATGGGAGGAGGTGGTATAACCATCTGACCCGTCATCGGGTCCAGCATTGGCTGCATCGGAGGCGCGTCGGGGTCAGGATAGGAGACCACAATCTTGACCTCGGCATCCTCCTGCATCAGCACTTGCAGGGTCTGGTCATCCAGGCCGCTGAAGTCGGTGATTTCCACCTTCTCGGTATCCTCCCACCAGAATTTCGCAATGCCGCACTTCCGGACCAGCGAGTCCTTGAAGATGGCGTAGGTGGTCATGAAACCGTTGTTGTCACGGTTGAATACGAAATTCGCGTAGTCAGTGGCCTGCTTGGCGTGCTCCACATCTGCCGGTGTCTCGGGAACGTACTCGACGGTGTTCTCGCTGGAGAAAAACACACGCATCAGGCTTGGCATCATGGCCGATACGGTGTCGCGCACCTCCATAGCCACCACCTGGGAGCGACCATCTTCCTCATTCCCAAATGGATCTCCACGGTAATAGGCGGTCCCCATCGCCCGAATAGGAGATATATCAGAATCGATATAACTGACGGCGTCGGTTAGGTCTTGCCCGATGATCGCCTCCAGTTCGGTGTCATCCATCGGCTCTTGGGCGGCCACGTCGGTGGTCACTGGCATATCGTTCATGTTCATTTCTTGTTCCTCTCGGATATTGCTTTGGCCTTGGCTCGCGCATCAGCCTTAGATGACGCACCCCACGCTTTCAAACTCAGCAGCAAGCGCGTTGGCTCGCCGTCTTTCATCTCAGCGCCTGGCATATTGCCCATTCTCGCAAGGAATGACGCCCTGCGCGGGTTGTCGCCAGACTTGACCGGCGCTTTCAGATTCATGCCCTCGGCTTTGGCGCTGGCGCGTCCCTTGGCGTTCAAGCCGCCGGATGGACTCTTTCCCTCTTTACGCTGCCACGCTGGTGTCTTCATGTCAAACTTTCTTCAGCCTCAAACCACTGCCTTGCATATTGCGGTCTGTTCTCTTTTATCCAAGGCATCGCCGCATTAGTCAATGCGTTACCGTCCACCCCCACAGTCAGGCTTCCAATGTGGTGCACATAAGACCGGCTTAGGTAATGGTGGAAACCCGCTGCACGCAAGTCTTCGCAGTGGACATCGTCCGAGTACCAGTTCAGTGGTGGGAATTTATGCATATCCCAAGCATCGCGCCCAATCCAGGCAAATATTGGGCTGACAACCTCCATTGGCACAATGGCGTCCTCATATGGGTACTTGAAATAGTACAGCTTCTGGTCAAAGGGATTGCTGCGAATGTTTTGCACTGGCCGCGCAGCATCGCAACGCGCAGAAACCCAGCCCACAGGCTTGCCGGTTTCCTTTTTAATTTGCCGTACATCCTCCATCAGGAATCGGCAACTATTTGGAGTCAGCACAATATCGTCACTTGCGCAAATTACTGACTCAAACCCATCGGCAAAGGCGCGGTCCATGATGTCGTTGTAGGACTCGCCAAACGTATTAGATGAACCGAATACTTTCAGGTCAGCGTCAAAGCCACCAATCACTGACTCAGTACCGCGCAAGTAGACAGGCACTTCGGGGCAGTATTCAGCAATACTTGTGAGCATTACCCGCAAACTTTTGCCATGCACTGTCGAAATGCAGATCGGTGAGATCATTTCTTCTTAACTGGCTTGGCCGTCTTAGCCGCCTTGCGAAAGTCGGCTGCGCTAGGTGCTGCCTTTGTCCCGACTTTGTTCATCTTCTCGCCGGAGCCAGCCGCGATACGCTTCTGCTTGGCGTGAATGTTGGCGTACAAACCTGGCTTTTTCATTCTTCCACCCCGCCCTCTAGTTCCGTGTCCATAGACTCTTCACTGTCTCCACTGCCATCGTTAGGGCCGCCCGTAACCCAAGCATCGCACGTTCTACTAGCCGCGCACTTGAAGTCAAAAATCTCGCAATAGCCGAGGTCAGCGAGGCGTATAGTTCCCCAAGGGTCTGCTTCATTTCCAATTCCTTTCGCAATGCACTGCTTGATTGAGTCCTGCACGTTAAACGCCGCGCAGTTACCGCAGACGCTCTTCTTCGCGTCTTCCACGCTCACGTCCCAAGTGTCTGCCTTCTTCTTCCAGTAGGCCGTGTTCGGCAGCTTTGGATTCTCAGGACCGTAGGCTGCAGTGGTGATCGCCTTCGCCCGATTCTTCAGATTCAGCACAACGTCCTGGGTAGGCATAGGGCACTTCGCCACCTCTTTCTCGGAGGTCATCATCTGATTCATCGCAGCCTGGTACTTGGCGGGAACGTCGCGTGTAGCCATTACATTTTCCCCTTCATAGGCTTGGACTTGCCAGCCTCAGACAACGCGATAGCAATTGCTTGCTTGGGATTCTTCACCACGCGCTTGGTCATGCCCGAGTGCAGCTTGCCGGACTTGTACTCGCCCATCACCTTTGCGATCTTCTTCGCGGCCTTGTCAATCTTCATAGATTACCCCTTTGGTTGGATGCGCAATTATGCAACGCGAGGCAGATTTCTGCGCAACGGCTTGCTCCAGGACACCTTCGCACCTCCAAATGCACCTATCACCGCGTCACTCGCAAACGTCAGGCAAAAGGCGTCTGCGCGGTCCGGACTCGGGAACCCGCGCTTCCTGATCTCGTCCTTACCCTCAATCTGAATCTTTCCGGAACTGGTGAACGAATACCGCACGATGGCGAGTTCACTGACCAAAGCCTCATCTTTAGGCATCTTGCAGTCCCGACCCTCCAGCCAGGCTTTAGCCTTGTGCCACAACTCAGCCTTCAGATTCCGGTAGGTCGCGCCCATCGCTGGACTCTCGGAGACGTTGATGCCGCGACAAGGCAGATTCAACTCCCGCAGCCGGTCAACCACTCCCGCGCCCAGGCCGATTGAGTCCACCAGGATCTCGGTAGGTCTCTCTGACGGTGGCAGGGACTCGTACTCGGAGACCACTGCGCCCGTGAGTTGCATCAGGTCCAAGTTCTTCCAGGTCTTAATCGGCTCGGTCACCGCGTTCCCCTTGCGCTTGCAGAGTGCCGACCTGTCCGACCCAAACCTGGCGACGTCCAGACCCCAGACCATTGGCGCTGTAGCGCTAGGCTCAACATCCCTCTGCTGCGCCATCTCCAGCAACTCCATAGGGATGACAGTATCGTCATCTGACCTGGGGAACTCGCCCAGCACCCTGATCCGGTAGGCGTTGCTCTCCTCGCCGTAGCGTGCCGCCATCTCTTCCAGGTACGCCTGGCTGACGCGGGGCGAGTCGGCGCAACTCACCTTCATCGTCACCCAGTCATCCTTCAGCCGGTTGTGGGTGTCGTAGAAGAAACCCGTACTCCGCACAGGATTACCCAGCAGCAGCGTCACCGCCTTGTGACCCGACATCGAACCTGCTGCGGCTTCGAACACCGCCTCTGGGATGCCGGACGCCTCATCTGCCACCAGCATGACGTTGTCAGAGTGGACGCCTTGGAGTGCCTCGGGCTGCTCTGCGCGGCTAGTCCTGGCAGAGATGAACGCCTCGTTGGGAGCCTCTTTGACCTCGACCCTGTCCTGCTTCACGTCCAACTGGTCGGCCAGCATCGGCGGTAGCTGCTTAACCCACCGCTTCAGTTCCGCGAACAGTGCGTCGTAAAGCTGGCTTGACGTTGGCGCTGTAACGACAATCTTTACAGGGAACCGCAGGAACAGATACCAGAGCATCGCCCAGGCGCTGGCGGTTGACTTGCCTACGCCGTGGCCGGAGCGTACGCTAATGCGTCGGTTTCCAGCCGCGATGTGATTCAGAAACTCTACTTGCCAGACATCAGGCTCGGTGTTCAGCACCTCCCTGACAAACAGCACTGGGTTGTTTTTGTACAGCAGGGCGAACTCGATGAACGGGTTTGCGGGAACTTCCAAATTTTTTTTTGTAACCATAGTGCGCAATCAGGTAGGGGGTAGGGGGTCAGGGAATAGTCACCAGCCTATCGGATAGTCGCTAGTGTGCATTCGTTCATCCGGTAGGTGTTTAGGTACTGCCACAACCGCCCCGCCGCCACGGCCAGACGGGGGGGGGTCGGGCGGCCAGCGGCCAGGGCGCGGCCACCTGGCGACGGGCTGCAGCCTGTGGATAACTCAGCACGCTGCGCGTCCCCTCTGACGCTGCGCTATGGTGCGCGTAAGCCTATGATTCCATTGAGTATTCCGCTGCGCGTCTGTACTTAGTGCGATAAGACTACTTAATACAGTGTCCAATATGTGAATGAAAACAGGGTACTTATGCCTGTTTCTGCTTAATATTTGAGCAAATGCACTCATTCTGTGGATAACTTTGGCATCTGGTCTGTGGATAACTGCTCAACCACTTCGACGTGGCGCAGCGCCTCCATGCGTAAACCCTGGATGGAAATGTTCACGGCCTGCGCTTTGTCAGTGCCGTAGGTCTTGCGGTCCCACCTCTCGGCCAGCCACTGGCGCGTCCGGATGCGCTGCACGTCGCGCTGGCCGTTGTCCACGTCCATGCCGTCCGCAATGGTGAGTGTCTCGCAGGCGAGATGCGAGGCCGCTTCCACCCGCGCGCGCGTAATTATAGGTTCGTAGTCATTGTCCGCTATCCACGTATCGAGCGCACGCCGTCCGACGCCTAGGCCACGGCATATGTCTGCCTTGCTGCGTCCTTCCTCAAACATCGACAGAATCAACTCGTCATCGATGTCCTCCAGCAGCGCGATATCGGCTCTCACTTTCGGATTCCCAGGCATTACATGACCCTCCAAGCGTTTTTCGTTACCGCAAGCACCCTGCATACCACCTCATCCCATAAATCACGTCCTGCGCTCATCTCTTGCCCTTTCTGCTGCCTTCGTATCAAACATCTTGCCGCCCTTGAATGGTTTGCTGATGTCGATGTCGTTCGGCATCTCCTCAAACCCGCTGGATCCTTGCGGCGTCACTGGAACCATTTTCGCCCCAGGAATCAACGCCTTGATCTCGCGTACCTGAGTCAGCGTCGGACCCGTCATCACCAACTCAATTTCCGCGAGTGTCCAAATCGAGCGTGCGCCTGGCGCCTTGCGAAACTGCTCGTACCAGGTTGCCATTGTCCTATCCCTGACAACGACTAACAAGCTACCGTCCTGCATCCTATGTTCCATGCAATCGATTTTAGGCATCTGCTCAATGCCTGCCTCAGTCGACCACCTGGTGAGCGCCTTATAGGCCGCGATCATTCCCTTGATGGCCTTTTCCAGCCGTTCCTCGTCCCGCGCCTGGCTTGATTCCCAGATGCGCTCCCGCTGCGCGTTGAACTTTCTGCGGAACTCTGCATCCACCAGGTCAATCACTCGGTCTATGCCCCAGACCTTCTCGTGCTCCATCTTCGCCATCTCCATCTCAACCATGAGCGAATGCTCAAAGACTTTGAAACGGTCGCTCGGATAAACGTCAGTCTCCAACAATTTCTTCGTTGCCATCAAAACGCCCTCATGTATGCACTATCTCAAATTACAACTATTGTGCGTATGTGATGTATGTAATAACAAATCGTATTAAACGATTTTGTGTTATTACATACATTTCCCAACTATACCTTGTATGTATGTTGTATGTAATTACATACATTTGCACCAAATTACATACATTTCCAAAGTAAAGTTTGTATGTAATTGCATACGCTTTTACATACGATTACATACATACATATTCAATCTTTTGCCACAAATGGCTCGTCGTTATCATCAAATTGATATACAGCCCAAACGTAAGTAGCTACGGGAGTGACGTGTTTTCCTATTGCCTCCCTGCCCACTAACTGGGTAACCATCACGTCAAAGGTATTTGTCCACTGCCTTTTTTTGCTCATATAAATTCCGTATTCAGCTTTCCACTCGTCTTCAGATACCGTCTTATGGTTCTGGTCATTGATGTTTGTCCTATGCCCATTCTTCTTTATGGCGTCATGCAGCGTTTTCAATCCAAGCCTTTGGTTTGTAGTCGGGTTCCAAGTATTGCTCTGCTTCTTAGCCTTTCTCGCGGTTTCCTGCTGCTGCATCGCCTCGTCACTTGCCCTCACGGCCAGGCTAATCTGCGCGTCGCTAATGCCAAGTGCGCTGGCTTTAATCTCCACCTTCACCATCTCAAAACCAATCTTTAGCCCATCCTGGCCGTCCTTCTGCTTACTGATCGTGAGGATGCCTGACCCCGCTATCGGGCCTAACGGGTTCGGTACGGTGTCAATCTTCATCAGTTCCAGCTGAGTGTCCACGGCTCCCAGTAGGCTGCTATGCCCCCGCAATCCCTTGGTGGCATCCTTCCCACTGTGATGCAGGACCATCATGGCGCATCCCAGCATCCGCTGAATCCTTCCCGCGTTGTGGATAAACGCTCCCATGTCCTCTGAGTTGTTCTCGTTGCCACCGCCAAACGCTCGGGCTAAGGTGTCAATCTGCACCAGTTCGAACTGGACGCCGGTCTTCTCCACCAGGTCCTTAATCGAGGCCACCAGCAGATCAAAGTCTTCCGCGCTTGATCTCATGTTGATGGCTGCCCTGATGACGTAGATTTCGGCTCCAGCTTGCGTGCGGTTGTGCATCTTGCAGGCTTTGATCCTGGCTCCGATGCCGCCAAAGCCTTCCCCGCAGATATACAGTACGGCTCCGGCAGCCTGCACCTCCCGCCCCATCCACGCCCTGCCGGTTGCCACCGCCTCGGCAATGTCAAGTGCGACAAAGGATTTGTAGCTGCCTGGCGGCCCGTACAGGGCGCAGAATGCACGCTTTGGCAGGACGTTGTCTATCAGCCACTCAACCGGCTCGTCCTCAATGTCATCCCAAGCCTCGATGTTGAGCAGCTGCCGTGGAACCAGGATGGGTGGCTCAGTTCTATCAAAGTTATCGGGTTCTAGCGTAACTTCGATAGTTTCCCGTGGAACAATCCACTCGGGCGTCACCACCTGGTTGATGTTGGTGATGACTGGTAGCGCCTTGGCGAGTTCTGCAAGCCTGGCTCGATCCCCGCCGTCCGCAACCCACTCGTAGGCATCATCCCCGAGTTCAGGTAGGTTGAAGTCCAGCACGCGGATAGCTTTGGCTACTGGCAGCAGCGCCTCCACCACCCGCTTGGCGTACTTCCAGCCTGGTGCGTCGCAGTCCGGAACCACTATCACCACCGCGTTGGTGAAGTATTGGGTGATGTCAGCAGGCCAGTGCCCAGCACCAGCGTGCGACGTAGTGGCAATCGCACCTATGCTGACCAAGGCATCCGCTGCCTTCTCGCCCTCCACCAGGTAGATGGCGCGTCCAGCTTCCCTTGCGTTGAGCAGTTCCGGTAGGCGGTAGGGCACTATCCGCGCACCTGTCATGCTGCCCTTGCGGTTGCCAGCGGCATCCACCTTGTGCAGTGAGTACGTCTTACCCTTCTCAGTGTTGGTCTTGAACCGGCGCTTTACGAATAGCGTCTCGCCTTGCTCGTCCTTATACTCCCACTCGTTCTCCAACTGCGGCATAGTCATCAATTCACCTTTGATAAGCGCGAGACTATATTCCTGGCGCTGGAGTGCTGGCAATAAGTTGCGCTCCCGTACCGCGTCGAATACAGAGTGCTGGTCGCAGCCGCCGTGGCAATGGAACAGGTACTTCCCATTGTCTTCCTTAATGGAGAGGCTCGGGTTCTTGTCCCCGTTGCCGCGGCCATGCCCAGGCACAGGGCAACTCGCAAGCCAGTTCCCATTCACTTGCTTGGCGTTTCCCAGGGCTTTGGCTATGTGTTCTGTTGAGTCTTGCATATCGCGTCCACCTCTTGAATTCTTTTGCCAATCCATGCCATCACAGGCACAGCCATTGAGTTGCCCAGCGCCTTGTACCTCGGCCCGTCAGGGGTCGCCTTACCCTTTGGCTGGATGTCGGTGTACTTGTCAGGGAACCCTTGCAAGCGCTCACACTCCACGGGAGTCAGGCGGCGTACTGCCATCGCTTGCGCTACACCCTGAGTTGCCCAGGTGTCAATTGTGTAAGCAGTGCCATCATCATTCCAACCCTTGCCGCCTTGCATCTTTTCAACTGGGCGAATGTCCTGTATCGCAATAGGTTGCGCCACCGCCATTGGATTCTTGGCTCCCAATGTCTGAGTCATGTCCACATCAGTCTGCGGGTTTGACATCTGCCCACTGAATGCAATTGGGATAGGTTGTGCTACAAACAATCCGCACTCATTACCAGCTGAGCCGCCACTACCTTTAGCCCATTTGCTTGTCACGGTATCTGAGGTGTTTGGGTCAGAACCGCCGTAGATTGGCATCAGATGACCTTGCGCTGCATCCTGCACACTTATGCTTTGTCCTGTTCGGGCGCACAGGCTACCAACTGAAGTGCCTGCGCTAGTGCTGGCGGCAACTTCTTTCCCCTTTTCTCGGCTCGGCGCAGAATGCCCTTGCAAGCTGTGGCGCTCAAAAAGTACCGCTGCGGCAGGTCGCCAGTCTCCAAGGTATCCGACAACGAACACACGTTTGCGTCGCTGTGCCACTCCGAAATATTGAGCGTCAAGCACCCGATATGCGAACCCATACCCGGGGATTGCCAACCCTCCGAGGAGGGAACCAAAGTCCCGTCCGTCAGCGGAGGACAGAACGCCGGGGACGTTTTCCCAGACCAGCCAGTTGGGGCGATATTGTTTAGCAATGGCAAGATAGGTAAG